TCGGAGTAGAGATGACCGCAGCGGATAAATCAGGAGGACAGTCGGTTTGGAAGAAATTGGACGAAGTCCAGTTTTTGAAAAGGACGTTCAAGTTGGATGAAAATTCAGGTATTTATTTTCCAGCCCTGGATAAGAAGTCTTTGGTTAAAATGCTGATGTTTAAGAAAGACTCTATTTTAACCGTTACCGATCACGCGTGTGTCGTTATGAGTGAGGTCCTTAGGGAGAGCGTGTACCATGGAGAGGATTTCTACGACGATATGTTAGCCTGGGTTCGTAGAATTCAGGAGAAATACGAGTTGGGTAGGAACAGGTATTTAGTGACAGAGTCGTACAGTTACTGGTACGGAAAAGTAACGACGGAAGGGTTCTGCACGTGGTCGGTGCGAGAACCTGCAGAGATTGAGGAAATAACAGGCGAGCTGTTTTTCCAATCGTCGAATCGCGGATGGGACGATATAAACCAACCGGGGGCCCAGGCCTGTGCTGCCAGAATGCACGAGCAAATTAATTTAACTATGAATAATGAAATTAGTCTTGTTAAAGGCTCCAATGCTGAGCCTAGTTCCAGCGGGGAGGGTACGTTTACCCACTCGACGGGAATGATAATATCCGAAACGACCAGCAAGTCCGCCCTGGCCGTTGATCCAACCTTCTTCCAGGAGATAGAGAAGAATCCTATTGGGGATTTTTTCCAAAGGGCGACAGCAATCCACACAACAAATCTGACGAATGTTGATACTGGACTTGTAGATACCTTTAACCCGTGGGGGTTGTATTTGGCGAATCCAGCAGTCATTAGGAAGATGTCTAACTTCTCGTACATTCGTGCTGATCTTGAGGTGATAGGTGTGGTCACCCTCCCTGGTGCGGGTTATGGGCGCTATGTGGTATCAGCCTTACCCAATGGTATGCCGGTTACTAATGGTATTTCTCAGACGTTGATTTACCATAATATGCTACAGGTAGAGCACAATGCTATGATTGACGGGGCAGCCTCAGACAATGTTGTCCTGCAACTGGAGTGGACATGGCCCTTTGACTATGCCCCAGTACTGGCGAGTATTGGGACAACTCCAGCGTTGAGCTGGGCCATTCAGGTGAACTGCCTTGAACCATTGAGCTCAGGTATTACGGGAGGAGTGACTAACGGGTACGTCACCTGGTATGCCTGTCTAATGGGTGATGGCATGGAACTGATTGTTCCTCATCTGCAAGGGAAGAAACCGTTGAAGCCCACGCAGGCTATGAGTGCACTCGCGCCGGCTGAGCATGCGAGAGCTACCAAAGCGTCAGATTTAGCTAAGGATGTTTCAAACTTTGCTAGTGATTTAGGAAGCGTTGTTCCTATGCTGACGCCTTTTACCCAGGGCGTGTCTAAACTGGCCAGTATAGGAGGTAGTGTACTGAGCGCATTTGGATTTACTAGGGTGAATACGGAGAAGACCCCGCAGGCTGTGACTACTCATGATCTATCTAACTTGGCGAGGATAGACGACACCGACCCTAGTGTCACAGCTGGTCTTATGGTAGGTAATAAGATCTCCGAAGACCCAAGATTAATGGGTCAAAGCGGGGAAGATAAGTTGGCGTTTGAGTCTATTTGTAATAGATATACCCTGGTTAGGACTGTGAGGTGGGCGCCTACAGACACTGCGGGGTTTTTGTTTGATATTCCTGTGACTCCTTTCTATTGTGCTGCAGTTACGACGGCAACGGACTTTAGAATGACCTCGGCCGGGTACTGTGGTTTGCCTTTCACCTATTGGCGATGTGATATGGAGTACAAGTTTGTGATTCCGGTTAGCAAGATGCACAGAGGGACCCTACAGTTTCTATGGATCCCGGTGGGGTCAACCATCACCGAAGACGTTACGAATACGTCCATTAATCTAATTTATGACGTGGTTGCAGGCGAGGACTTGGAGTTAAGTATAGGTTTTAGTCGAGATAGACCGTATTTGAGATCCCGTATTATTACTGAGAGCTTGGCAATTGTCCCAATTGGGGACACAAATGGGGTGTTACGCGTGATGATCGTGAACCCATTGTTGTCACAATCAGCAACCGCCTCGACTAGTATTAACGTTTTTTCCAAGGCTAAAAACGTTAGCTTTGCTGTACCACGTGACACTTTTAGTTATATTACGGATGCTGGGGATCCAGAGGAATATGACATTGTGGCACAGGTGTACCTACAGGGAGCTCTTGGCGATGAGGAGAAGGGCGTTCAAGTTAAGCATGTTGATTTAGTGCAAGCAGGGAAGAAGATTCCGGGTGATGCCTTGTACTTTGGAGAAAAAGTTGAGTCAGCTCGAGCTATGATGCAGAAGTTCTCTGGGACTAACATCATAGCAGGATCGTGTATGGTAAAGATCCTTATGGGCCCGCCAACTCTTGGAACAAATGGAGTTAACTGGCCACAGTTGCCGTGGACGTGGGCAACGTGGTATGCTAATCTATTTCTCGGGGTGGCGGCTTCAGAGAGGTTCAAGTTGCTAGCCCCTCAGACTAGAGGGAGTTTAGGTGTGTGTAGGTCGCAAGTAACGTTGCCTTTGCTATGCAGCACCATGATGCCTATGGATTACTTGGACGCTGCCAAGGGAGTTGGATACGAGGTGAAGGTGCCGTATTACCATCCAAGGAAATATGTGGAGTCTAGAGATATCGGGACGTCGCCGTATGGCTCCACCTTAATCTTCAACCCAAACGAAATGCCGTGCGCTGTATTTTATGCCTTCGGAGAGGATATACGCGTGACGGGTTTTAGGCAGGTGCCATTGGTGCGCCTGCGAGTCTCACCCGGCCTTAATGGCCTGGTGAGACAGTGGGGTGGGTTGTAGCCCCACAAACATTTTTT